TGCTCACACCAGTATGTGGCATAAGTATCCCACAAAGTCAAATGTTCTATAGCAGATATTTTATTTCTTGTAATAGCTCCCGTAGGAGACTTCATTGGAAATGAAAATACAGTCATGCTGTCTGGCTTTTCTAACGCATCTTCATGTGGAAACCCTTGATCAATTAGAAACTGCGTTAGTGGGTCTTTCTTGTCTGCACGAATAGTACGAACATAATAGTCGTTGTGTCGAGGATGAATACCACTCGCCGCATTTACAAGTTGGCTTACCGTACCTGATGGCTTGACACAAGTGATAGCAGCAGAAGGCTCAATGCCCAAAAGCTTTGCCCACTTTCTGTTTGTGCTTACAGCCGTAATTCTTAGGTTACTTAGAAGAGAAGGTAAAGCATCTTTAGTGGTATTAGACATTAGCCTGTTGTCCATGATGCCTGTAAGAGACACACCAAGAAGCCGTTCTTCCTCTGTGTTACGTGTCCACTGCCTACTGATACCCTTAAAGTCTGTAAAGCAAGACTGTATTGTGCCTAGTATAGTAGCAAGCTCTACCTTTCTTTGTAGAGTTTCTGGTGTATCTTCTTCTCGTACTACAACCTCTGATAGATTACAAAACTGCTTTGGTCTAAGAATAATTTCACTACATGGATTAGTACCATACTCTATGTTTTCCTCTCTGCGACCAAACTTAGCAGCCTGTTGTTGTGCAGCCTTACGATTAAAGATACCACGTTCACCAGACTTGCTTTCATACAGGGCTGTCCATTCTCTCATGAATGATCCCATGTCTGCTGATCCATCTGTATAGCACACAGAGTTATTGGCTAGAGCACGATGAGGCTCTGTCTCCCACCATGAACCAGACTTGGCATGTCTCATACGATCATCAGATAGATTAGACAGGCTGATAAGAGCAGACCTGCGAACTCCACCTACCACTACAACATCAGCTATCTTGCACATAAGATCATGGCATTCAATACTGGACAGCTTACGTCCTGATGCTTTCTTGAATGAGTTTACAGTAAACAAAAATAAATCATCTAGAGGATCAGGGCCACTTGCTCTACCACCAAATGTCTTTAGCTTTGATCCAGCAGGTCTGATGCGAGACATGTCCCACTGAGGAACCATACCAGCATACAAAAGATTAATGAGTTCTTTGTAGCTACGGTGCCATCCTTCCTTACTGTCTTGTACAATGATAGTAGTTTCACTGTTCTCAAATTCATCTGGAACTTTTGGTAGGTTAGACACAAACTGACGTTCTACAGAGAAGCCTACACCAGTACCGTGCATAAGAATATACAAGCATTCATCAAAAGCTCTTGGATTATCTACAGGCAAGTAAGAACAATTGTATGCTGCAATATGATTGCGCTCTAGTGCAGGGCCAGCAGTCATCATAGCTCGCATGGAAGGCATAACCTTGAGTGTAACCATAGCTACATACAAGTCTGTATACGTTTCTTTTGGTAAAGTAAAGTCATGTTTATCTTTTAAGAAATCTCTATAAAAATTTAATAAGCGAGTGACAGTTTCTTGCCATGTCTCTCTACGTTGCTTTTCTTCATTCCACCTCGCATAACGAGACATAGCAATAATATTTTGATAATCACTCATTAAATCAGTCATTCAGTTGTCCTCCAGTGCATTTTACGTTAAGTCGTACAAGGTTTGTACCGTCAAGATGATCCACTAATTCTTCTAGCATATCCTCAAGTTCCTCTGTTGGATCACCATCAACAGGCATGGGAAACTCTTCCTCACTAATATCCAGTATCATATTTACTCGTGCTTTTAAACCCATATTACTCTATACTTTCTATTAGCCTATTCAAATACCAAGCGGCCTTTTTTAAGTCCTCTAGTTTATTTTTGTAGTTCTCTCTCCATGTATACTTTAACACATTGCCTTTTACATATCCTTTAAATTCTTCCTCTGTAAGCGCAGCCTCTATTGCTGTGATGCATTCAATACCATGTTTATTATAATGGGGTGGATTGTTTACCATGTCTGGGTCCATTAAGCATTTCCTTCTGTATCTGTGTCAATAGTTAATATATTTATGGAAGACTCTTCATGATCATCTATCATTGGCGTAATCATATTTTTCTCAGCATATGTTTGTATGAGTTCTCGTACAAATGCATTTTCCTCCATAGCTGGAATAGATGCAGCCGCAAAGTTACATAACATAAGCATATTATTAAATTCTGTAGTTGTTAATGTAGTCTCTTTGGCATTAGTTATAATAGATACTTGTACCTCTCCTGTCCAGCTACCTTCATCAAAATTAAATTCTTCATCATCTCTTACTGGCCTCACTATAATGACAAAATCATCTGCTGTCAAGCTTCTATGAATAGGTTGCATGTAATGTTCCTTTAGTTTCAATTAGTTTGGGTGGCATCATAATCAACTTTTCAGTTAACCAAGTTTTTGGCACAACTCTATCACAAAAAGGTATATCTTTCTTTTTACACCAATCTGCATAAGTAGTCTTCGATCCTTTTCGTATTTTTCTTCTGCTATTTTCAAACACCATACGTATATCCAAATGAGTGTGTTGCGTTTTTATTTCTACATGTTTGCGCCTGTCAGCAGTAGACCAAAATCCTTTAACTTCTAAAATTATGCCATTATCAAGAACAAAGTCAGGTGTATAGGAGCGTATAGAAAAGTCTACCCATTGAATTTTCATGGCTTCATAACGAATTTTATGCCTAGCTTGTTTTATTTGCTTTGCAATAATTTGCTCTAGACCAGATCGAAAGCCACTAGCTCTTGCTTTTCTATACCCCTCCTTGTTATACATTGTCACACACAATTGTTTTCATTTATCTTTGCCCCACTAAATAAAAGTAAAAATAATGAAGCGAACAAGAAAAGTGATGATCACTAAAGCTACCACCCATGCAAATATTAGCTTTAAGATGTTCATTAAATCATTTCTAAAAGTTGTGCATGTTCAACTGGCACATGAAAAAACTTTTCACCACTTCGTATGTATCTATTACTTGCCTCCTTTACTGTAGCTATATTTTTAAGAGTGTCAGCACTTATAGCCCAAGCTTGCTTACAGTCAGACCTAAGAATATAAAAAGTCAAGTTCTCTTCGGATAAGAGTCTATTCTTTCGGTACGGAATACGGATTTCATCCCAACTATCAGGCCAATCTCCCTTCCAAGAAAACTTAATTTCTACTTCAGTGTTATGTTTAATACCATTCTTCTCTGTTACAATATCACAGCTATACTTCTCTGTAGTATCAGTAATGCTGTGTCCTTGTTTCGATAGCCAAGAGGATATTACATCCTTTCCTAGTGTATCTGCCTTTATGTATAAACCTCTATCAAAAGCTTTACGTGCACCTTTATCTGTCATATAAATACCCTTTCTATAAAAAGCAAGAAGATACTCTCACATAGATACATAATTAACCATAGGCTTACTTTTTGCTTTACTAACTTTGGAAGCTTCTTCTGTTAACCTGTCACCCCAACAAGTGTGCCTAAAATTACAAAACTTACACTCTGTGCTCAACACATATCGCCCTGTCTCCTTTCCATAAAAGGTTTCCTTCACTGGTTCAAAACATCTATTAAACTCATTACTAGCCACTGCCTCTACAGTCTTTTCTAGATTCTTCATTACAGCATCTGGATCACTTGTATATTTAATGTACTTAAATTCACCAGAGGAATGATTTACAACCCACCAACCTCCCGGCTCTACTCCCTTTCCTTTTGCATACACGGTTAATTGTCCTATGTATCCAAATGGGTCACTTTTCTCTATAGTTTCTCCATCTACCCACTTATTCTTGTAGCTCCAAGGACTTGTCGATTTAATATCATCTACTTTGTTATCTAATACTAAATCATATTCTCCTTGAATTTTTGTTCCAGCTATCTCTGTTTCTGTTCTTTCTGGTTCTTCAAACGTAGCACCAGATTCTTTTAGAAGACCCTTGAACACAGCCTCTGTAATATCTCCAATCATCATTCTCACTAAAAAATGGGAGGAGGGTGGAATAGCAGCCTCTGGTTTGTTCTTCTGAAACCAAAGTTGGCAAGATGCTCTACCTACATTGCTTGCCCGTAAGCGAAAATCTTTTCTAGATTCTCTGGTTTTAAATTGCTTACGCACTGCTTGTTCCACATGCTTGACTATGCCCTGTATATTTTCCTCAGACATTGTGGTTAGTCCCTGACGAGCATCGTCAAGGTATGAATGAACGAGAAGTTCTGCAGGGTGTTCCATATACTAGCCCTCTTCTACAGTAATGAAGCCATCAATAACGTCTACTTCTTCATCTGACAAAGGATTGGTATTAGCATTTTGCTCGTATGCTTCTTTAATATACTTATTATATTTGTTAACCCATGCTTGAAATTTCATAAGAGTTTCATTGTCTTCTGGTTCAAGCTTAACTTCTTTGGTTAACTCAACATTATAAACAGGCTGATATAACATGTTACCATTTGCCATAGGAGAACCCTCAGTGGACAGTGCAATGGTATGTTGAGGAAACAGCCTACCTGCATCACGATACTTGGCTAATGCTTCTCCCATTATTTTAAATGCAGTATTGTTTTCTATTTCCCATAACACAGGTACGGCAGTGCCATCAGTTGAAACAGGCTCTCCTGCATCATTAGTGGCTTCACCATCTTCCAAAGTAACTGTACCAAAAATTGTTCTAACTCGTTTAACTGAAGTTATAAGGTTTCTGGTTGCTTCTGGTACAGACTTCCAATCCTCTATGAATCCAG